TACCAGGTTGGTGTTGGGCGGACCGTTGTACTCAAAGACCGTGCCCTCCTCGCGGAGGCCATTGTCGACAAAGCACGTTACTCTTGCGCGATACATAGGCATAGATCATCCCCCTTGTTGTTAGACCACAGAGAAGCCAGAAGCGTAGAACTTCTTGCCGTCCTGGATCGTTTCTACGATGTCAGCAGTCACCTTGCCGGCAGTGTTCGTGCCGGACACGGTGTAGCGTGCGCCGATATAACGCTTGCCCAGCGAGCCGATCAGCGGGTTGATGCGAACGGCCACATTCGTGCCGAGCGTCAAACCAGCAGTAGCGATTGCGCCGGATGAACCGACAACAACCACGTTGCTCGAGAGTGCTGCGTTGTCAGCAATGATCACCTCGAAGTTAGTCGAAGTGCCGCCTGCGAAAGCCTCGGTCATAGCAAAGTTCATAAGCAAGTTATGACCTTCACCAATGTCACGGGCCACCGACAGATCGATCGTGTCGCTAGACACAGCAGTGGTAGTCACTGCCTGGTCGGTCGATACGCGAAGATTTTTATCAGTAATCATGATGTCATCCTTTCAATGTGTGATTGCCCGATTAGCTGACAGCAGCTTCGGTGTTGAGCAAGGAATCGACACGTCGCAGGGGCACGCCCAGGAACGACAGCCACGAGTACGGCTGACCGAACTGTGACAGGCCTTCGTTGATCTTGAGCACGTACTGCGACTTGTCGAGAGCTGCGATGCTCAAGCCAGAGTGCACGGTACGGTTCATGTAGAAGGCAGCCTTACCCATTGCCATGTTCGGGATACGGTACAGCGAACGTGCCATCAACTTGACGATGTTAGTCGCAGCCGATGCAGCCTGGGTACCAGTTTGAGCGATCAGGTCGGACACATCGATGTTGCAGATGCGAACGACATAGCGCCAGTCTTTGACGACCAGGCCATTCTTCCACTGATAGCGAGTGGCCAATGCCTGCAGACGGGTGCCGTCCGAGTTGTAGACCGTCTGCTCGCCGAGATCCTCATGGACCAGGCCAGCTTTCGAGCCTTTCGGGAACGGGCAGTACACAGTCTGATCACCCCACACAACCAGGTAGACCGAAGTGTTGTCCGAGCCAGAGCCGCCGGCCGACAGGATGTTCTGCGCGTTGCCGCCGGTGAGCGAGCTGTAACGTGCAGCCAGGCCCAGGAACTGCTTCGGGTCGACGCCAGGGTTGCCGTAGAACAGGGTGGTTGCCTGGGTCTGGTTCATTGCCTCGAGGAACGCGGTGTCTTCCGACAGGCGGAATTGAGCCGTGTTGCCGTTGAGCATGGCCAGATCCTTGTCCACTTCCGAACGAGCTTCCAAGATGCCGCAAGCCTCGTCGACCTGTGCAGTGGTCGATTTGGACGACGGGATACCTTGGTTCAGCGCACGCCAGTAGACAGTGGGCAGACCGGTACGGATGACGACGCGCTCGCCGGTTGGCAGGTTGCCTTCCTTGAAGACGCAATCTTCGAGAATCTCGTTGGACTGCGAGAGCAGTTCGGCCACGATCGGCACGCGGCCGTCCGGGTCGGTACGTTTGGCCCAATCGGCCAGTGTCAAATTACCATTAGCAAGAGTTGCCATGATTAGCTCCTTTTAAGTTTGCGATTCATACAAAGCCGACGCTAGATCGTTGAAGCCTTTGGGTTGAGACTTGCTGCCCTTCCCTATGTCTCCGCCAACATAGCGGTCTTCGCTAATTGCCTTTCCAGCCCGGTACATAAACCGGATCACGTCCGGGTGATTACCCAGGCCGGACTCGTTTAACAGCGTGCGCAGCTCGGGCGTGCCGAATTGATCAAGCGCCTTCTTGGCCACGGCAAGGTTTTCTGGCAGCTTTTCGCCGCCAAATTCTTTGTCGTTCCTCGAGGCATCAGCCCACTGTGAGCGGACCTGCTCGATTTGCTGGATCTGACGTTGCTCCACAATGGGCCCCATCTTGTCCAGCAACTTCTGCGCGGCGTCCTGCGTCAGGTTCAATTCCTTGGCGACTTCCGAGAAGTTATTCAGCACCTCGGTGTCAAATTCGCGACCCTGCGGGGGCTTGAATTCGTACTTTTCAGGGGCGCCCTTGGCTTCCGTGTCGTCAGCCTGGTTGCCTTCTGTGTCGCCGTCGGCCTTGTCAGTAGTGGCGCTGTCCTGCGCTTGCTGATCCTGTTTGCCTTCAGCCTGCTGCTTATCCCCGTATAGCGCGTCAGCCGTCGCTTGTACGCTGTCCAGGGCATCCGATGCGGCGTTGCCTTCAGTGGTCGTTGCGGCTTGGTCCTGCGTCGGTGATTCTGTTGTCATTCGTTTGCTCCTTGACCATCGTTGGATAAAGCTCTGGGCAGATCGAGTGGATTATCGAAAGTGTGCGGTTGCCGAAGTTCCTGTTACCTTCCGCGAAAGCCATCTGCATCGCGTTGGTGTTGAACGACATGCGAAACACACCCGAGTTTTCCAGAAGACGCCATACAATCCGGCGCCCCCGTTTGCTGCCCATGAGCCACTTCAAATCGGCTTCCTCGTTTTCGCGATCGAGCTTGGCACGTACTTCCTTTTCGGCCTTCTCACGCTCTTGACCTCGAATATCGAGAGGGTCGTAATTTGCGCTCATAGTTGACAATCTATCCACGGCCGGCGGCATTACGGGTACCGTTTTCCACAATCGGTTTTGACGTGTTCGTTTTGGCCGGCGATGTTGATAACTCGTTTAATATATTAAACAGCAGTAACTACGGTGGGTTAAGTACGAAAAAGGCTTAACAGAAATACGCTTATCAGTACCAAATGGGGTACGCAATTCTTATGCCGTGCAAATTTGTTTAGTGCCACTAAACTCACGGGTACGAGCCATCGACCTCATTCATGGTCACAATTACCGACGGAACCGCAGGCCTGACCGGGGCGGTCCTGGCCGCAGTGTAGTCAAGTGACACCGCCGTCGATGGCGTCGACCACATCAGTTGTACATATTCGCCGGCCAGCAAGTCAATAAAAAAGTTCCAGGCCGCAACCTCCGCGCCATCAACAGATCCATGTCTCGACGGCACCGTGATGTCTGTGGTGCTGTTGGCCACGTCGTTACCGTTCTTGCGGAACCAAATGCTGATGTTGTGCTCCGCCGAATCGGTGTTCAAGAGCTGGGCGGAGAACTGAAAATTGTAGGTGCCCTTGCGACTGACCGTGAACCGGTTGCCGCTTACTACCGATATGCCCCGGCTGATGTCTGCCGTGTTGCAGCCGACGGCCGTGGCCGTGTTCGCTGTGGCCGTCTGGTGCGTGGTGTCATAGAACGACGCAACATGCGGTATGCGCATGAACAAAAGCTCGGACCCATCTGGATCTTTGACCCCGATGATGTCGCCGGTGTCGGCGTCATACAGGAACGGCGAGCCGGCGTATTTTTGGACGATGGTCATATCAAGCGAGGCGCTTTAGTTTGTACAGCGTGCTCGACAGCAGCGTGCAGATCCCGTCGATGTCGTTCTGGATGTGCGAATCGCTGCCCATCATGCCGCGCTTGCTCTCGACGTAGTCGTACAAGCCCTGCACCTCGGCCATCGCATCACCAGCAATCGTGAACGAGCCGCCGCCAAAGGTCAGCTTCTGGCCAGTGCAACCCATCCAGGACTCGGCCAGGCCGTCAGCCAGTTCAGCCAGGTCCGAGTACATGCCCAGCGCCATGTGCGCTGCGTACGATCCCGGGCCCTCGACCATCAGGTGGTGCATGTGGACCGCGGTCGATCCATGTAGCAGCCGGGTGATGAACTCCGACGCATCTTTCGAGTTGCCGTAGCTGTCGTTGCCGTACAGCAGTGTGCCTTTCGTTGCCATTTATACCTCCACCGCGGACGGCGAACCGTACCCGCTATATAAGTTCATGATGTCCATCAGCGCGTTGTCGCCGCCGCCGGTTTGAGATGCTGCCAGGTTGCGTGCTGTCTCTGACTGTTGCTTCAACATTTCGGTTTGCGCCTGCGCTGCCTCCGCTTGTGCGCGTGCCTGGCGGATCAGGGCTACCTGGTCGTTGGCAATGATCAGCTTGGGATCGACGCCCAGCATGTCGCTGTAGGAATCTGCCCACTGATCGGCGTCGAATTTGTCCAGGACATCCGGCTTGAACTGTGCCACCGCACCCAGGTTGCCCACGAAGCGGTCCACGCTGTTGGTGCCGATAGCGCGCTGGGCTTGTGCCAGCATTGAGACGAATTCAACATTGAGCTCCATTCCTTGCAGTTCAGGCGGCGGTGGCGGTACCAGGTTGGCTTCGACCATGCGCTCGAAGGTCATGTCAATCAACGGGTCGAGCAGCTCGTTGTGCAGGCGCTCGAGTACCGGGCCCAGCATCAACAGCTTCTCTTCGTGGCGCTCGGCAACCTCGGTCGCCGTCATCCTGGTGTCGGTCGCATTGGCCAGCATCAGGAACAGGTCAGCGTAGAAGGCGCCGCGCACGCGCTCGCGACAATCTTGGATGTCGAGCAGCAGGTGCTGCAGGTCCAGGTTGACGTCGAACATGGTTTTGATACCGCCCTGCGGGTTGTTCGCCTCGTAGAACGTGATGCCGCCTGGCAGCTTTTCGACGTCGCGATTCTTCAATGACGTCGGCGCCTGCAGCGGTGGCATGGTCTTGTAGTCGATGGCCTGCGCTTTGCGTAGCTGCTCGTGCTGGAGCTGCTTAACGTCGCCCAGGGCTTCCATGCCTGGCGAGTTGCCGTACATGTCACCGCCTGCAATAGCCCAGCGTGGCACCAGTGCCGGGAACGATTTGAAACCAGACTCGCGCAAGTACTTGTCCGGGTTGCCACCCACCTCGAAATAGATCGAGCGCCATGGCATGTTAAGGCTGTCGCGCTTTGACAGGTCGCGGTCGGCCCTCGGTTCAATTGCGTGAATGATTGGTATCCAGGCGTCGAGCGTGCCGCTGTCGTAGAAACTTTTGACCGTGTTGCTGACGTTCTCGATGCCGAACTCTTTGACGATCTGCGACACCTGCTTCTCGAACTCGCGGTAGATCGTCGTTACCCTACCCTGCCAGTCAGTCGCGATGCAGTACTCGCCGATGGTCGACGGGTAGTGGTGGATGACGTTGTTGTAGTCGGGCAGCACGATCGATGCTGATGTGCCAAATGCGCCCAGCTCCTCGTACATCTGATGAATGGTGCGGTACGTGTTCGACTTCTGGAAGATGATTTGCATCCGGTGCGTCACATCATCCAGCCACAGCTTGACCGGCTGGTACGAGTTGAGCTCGGGGTCTGCAGTACCAAGGCGGAACCAGGGGCGAGCTGGCGAGGTGGCTCCGGCCATCATACCCGCACCAAGGACTCGCAACGCCCTGGTTCCTGTGTTGTCGTAGATTGCATTGTGCCGGCGCCAACCCTTGTCGCGGTCCTGGCGGAAGTAGCGGCCATTGCGCGGCAGCAGGTAGGTGGTGATCTCCTGCCAGTGCGCCCACCAGGATGCGCGTTCGGCTTTGAGCTGACCCCATCGGGTCCAAAGCTTGTCGCGTGGTGGCGCGCCCTTGTACGACTTATTGTCGCCGGTGTACTGACTCATTTAGGCACCCAGCAATGTGGACTTACCAAGCTTCAAATCGTTGGGGTCAACGCCCGTTGGGCCGGTCAGCATGGTCGATCCGACGCCGCCCTGTTGCACTGATTCGGCTGCAGCCATGATGCCGGAAACATCCGGGCTCTTGCGCGTCGCTGCGTTGATCTGCTCTTCGGACGCCTTCTTTTGCTCTTGCGCTGCGACTCTGGCTTCGGCCTGTGCTTCCTTTTGCATAGCCAGCGATTTGTTCTGAATTGCTGCCTGCTCGCGTTGAGCGCGCTCTGCTTGGTCTGCCGCACGTTCGCCCTGGTAAATCGAATACCCGGTGGCAACTGCGGCGCTGGCTGCGGCGATTGGTAGTGCATTCGCTGCGACAAACGTAACTGCTCCTGACATGTCATTCTCCTGTGATGATGATTGAATTCTTGGCCGACGCGCTGCGAGACAGCAATCGATCCGCCTCGTCGGTAAACTCGTCCTCCGCCTCTTCGACCGTCTGCGCCTTTGTCGCAAACACCATGGTCAACCACGTATCTTCGACTGCAAAAAACGCCTGCTTGCGATGCTTGCTTGCGGCAAACACATGATGCCCGTTCAAATATACCGCCTCGTCACCGATCGTCACGCGCACGCTGCCGTTGATGATCAGCATGGTCGGCACGTTGACCAGGGCGCCGGTCAATACCGTGTTGGCCGGCATCATGATCGTTCTCGCGTACATGCCGCCGTGGATGACGTGATGCGTCTCGACCGCCTCCTGCGGTAGCGTCAGCACAAAATCTTCGAACTGTCGAACCAGGTTGATTGACTGGTCCGACATCGCCGGGATCTTGCTGTCGGCCACCACCAGGTTGCTCATGTCAGCTCTTTCATAAACGTCGTGTTCGTGTGCCGGTATCCCCACATTGGCATGGCCTTTTCGAGCTTGCCGCCTGTCGGTGCACTCACAAACATGGCAAACGCGCCCATCTCTTTGGCGTGCGCTTCAGCAGCCTGCAGCAGCTTGG